CTTTGTAAGCAAAGTAGTCCATAAATTTAAATTTTAAAGTAAAAAAAATACCTAGCAATTAGGAAATTCAGAAAATTTAACATCCATCATTTCGCATCCAGCAGTCTGAAGAAACGTAACTATATTGTTAGCTTCTATAAATGCAGCTGTAAAAAATAATGAGTGTAATTCAATTGTGTAGACGTACAATGTACGATTGTCGGCGGTTCCATAAAAAAACCTGAATGTGGCTTTGATCATTTTTGTTTGTTTTAAGTTTGAAGAATAAACAAAGATTAAATAATTAATTTGATATTACCAAATTTTTGGCAAAAAAAATCGGAGTGTAGAAACACCCCGAATAAATCTATGTAAACCTTCTTCCTAAAACAAACTAGCTCAAAAATAACTTTTTTTCTGCAATTCGCCTATTAATTAATCCTTTTACTTTTACGCCGTTGTCATATACCCAGCGATCAAATTGATCTGCTACCGTTTTTTTATCGTCGCCGCTATTTAATAGCCTGAGCATTGTTGAAGCTTTAAACCCGTTAATCCCAATATTATAAACCAAAGATATCAAAGCGTTTAACTCATTGTTATTTAACGGAACTGTTACCAATTTTTTAATGTCAATAGCGTTTTGGCTAGTTTCCATTTCTAGCCATTTTTGCGCCTGGGTTTCGGTTATTATATCGCCTTGTTGAACTTTTCTTTGTTTGTCAAAGTCGTACGTACTACCGTAACCTATTGTCCATACTCCGCCGCTATCTTGATAAGCTTTAAGATATAAACCCCCTTCAGCTTTTTTTATAAAGTTTAAAGCATTGGTTAGCGTTGAAGCGTTTGTAATTGCACTAATTCCCAAAATACCCAGTATTATTAATATTATTTTATTTTGCGGCGTCATTTAATGACTTTGTATGATCTTTTGCAGCCCAGCCGAGCAGTAATAAGCCTATGGCTCTAATTAATCCTTGTATTCCAGTATTAACGGGAATAACTTCAGAACTTGCAGCTAATACGCCGCCTAATGTAGTTTTCCAATTGTTCATCTTTCTTTATTTAAGTAATCTAATTTTGTTTCAATCCTGGCGAGCTTGTCGATAATGTCGAAGCGTCCTGATTTTATTTCTTTCATATCTGCCTCTATTTCTAATAATTTTTTTTTAGTAGTTCCATAGAACGATCCAATAAAAATTATAGTACCTACGAACGATATCAGGTAAAATATGTTTTCCAAATTTGTGTCCATAATTAAATCAATGTTACTCCAATTTGTACCGATGTCCATTCGTAAATAAATTCATTACCGTCTGAGCTTGTATTATATATTTTATAATCTTGGCCATCCATAATTAAATTGCCACTTTGCAACTGTGTATTTGTTTCAGTTAATAATTGATAATATATTGTAACAGATGTACTAAAATTATCAGATCCAACACAATTTAAAATTGTTGCCGTTCCTAAATTTAACGGAAATATTACAGGTTGTATTTGTTTCATATTATTTATTTTCTAATAATTCAATTCTTTTTAATAAACCATCAATAATAGTTTGTTGTTCTTGTACCGCTTTTACCAAAGTTGTTGTAATTGCCTGAAAATCTAAACCAATAAAAATATCTTTTCCTTCGCCACTTTCGACATACGCTTGTGGTATAAATTCTTTTACCTCTTGAGCTATAAAACCTAAATGTTTATTAGTATTTTCTTCGTCAAGCATTCTGTACAATGTAGGCTTTAAATTTAAAATTGAATTTAAACCTATGTTACTATTCTCAAAATCTTTCTTTTTATTTATATCGGATAAAGGCGTATAAACTCCAGTAGTTGAATTAAATTGACCTATATTACCAACGGCACTATTATAAACGGTTAAAGTTCCAGCCGATAAATACAATGAAATTCTTGATGGCAAAGTTGAATTAGGAAAAGCAAATTCAGATCCATAAACAGCACCCGTCCCGTTATTAGCATATAAATTGCCACCCGCTTTAATATCCGCAGTAGATTTTATACTTCCAGTAACTTGTAATTTATCAACTGTATTGTCAACATTACTACCTAATAAAATTTTTCCGCCCGTTGATAAATACAATTGATTTGCATTACCGTAACTATTTAATGATAATGGAATATTACTATCAGAATAATTTGTAGCAATATTTGCCAATGTACTCGTAACACTAACTTGTAAATATTTTAATCCAGCAGGATCAACCATTTGAAAATTGCCAGAATTTAAAAGATTATTTGCATTACTTCCAAATGTTATAGTAGTACCGTTTAAAGTACCCGTCATAGTTCCACCCGATAAAGGCAAATAACTTGACAAATTAGAAGTTAATGCAATGGTACCCGTTGCGTCTGGTAATGTATAAGTTCTATCAACTGTTAAAGATGCCGTTTGAACAGTTCCATTTGCGCTATTTCTTAAAGTTAATACGCCGTATCCACTACCAGTTAAATTTCTGCTTAATGAAGCTAATATTGAATATCCAGTCGGTTGTAAAATAAATTCATCAGCCGTTACATTACTTATAAATGTTGCACTATTATTTGCCTTAATTGTTAAAGCAATAGCAGCTAAAGCAACATTAAAAAAATCAAAAGTATTTGTCGCCGAATTACCTACACGCCACTTATTGGTACCCGTATTAGCATAGACAATAGTTGCGGGATTGCCAGCAGTATTATTTATTCCAATACTTGCACCAGTTCCTGCAAAATGAATATCTAAAGAATTTGACGGCGTAACTGTATTTATTCCCAAACGATTGTTTGTATCGTCCCAAAAAAAAGCTGCATTGTCTTGAGTAACTAAACCAGCGGCACCCGAAAACAATACTGATCCCAAAGTAAGCGCCGTATCAGTTAAGCTGTTTGTACTTAATCCTCCAGCAGTAATTGAAATACCAACATTAGAGGTATTGCCGTTGGTAGTAACTTGTTGAAGCGTTCCAGCGCCTGAGCTTACGTTTGCAATTAATACCCAGGACGTTCCAGTATCTTCATATATTGCGGATGTATCGTTTGCAATAAACAGTCTACCAGCATAGCCAAAAGGCGGTCTATTTGCAAAAGTGTCTGTATAAATTGCTGGGCTACCTTTTTGATTCAGTACGCTTACATTATATGAAAATCCCATATATTAATATATTTTTTTAACAACCACTAAATTATTTTGACCGCCGCCAGTAAAATTTAATTGCAAAGTTGCGTCAGTATATTCGTTTTCATTACCGTCTATCACAAAACTTTGTGAAGGCGCTAAACTAACGTTTTCAATGATAGCGTTTGAAGTTCCTAAGTTTATGAATATAATACTGTTACAATCAGTCGGAATTGATTGAGGCAAATTATATGATATAAAGACTGGTCTATATTTAGTCATCATTTTAGCAAGTATATAATTGTTTTGAAATTTCTTTTTTATATTTAGCATTAAAATAAGCTAATTGATCAGGATTTAATACTTCGCCTGGTGTTGGCTGAATTTGTTTTTGATTCCATTGCGTTGGCGTTGTAATCGTAAACGGTGGCAAATTAACAACAGTTTTCAATGCCATTGGATTGTTTTTATCCATATCGCCGCCAGGCTGAGTATTTTTATATACTTTGTATAAAAGATAAATTATTGTGCCGTATATTAAAACTTGACCAATACTTTTATAGCTATTTTTACTTTTTACTGTTTCCATATTATTTAATAAAAATTTCGTTTTGTAAAATCCAGCCAGTTTTATACGGCTCATTTATTTTAAATTCAACTAAGTATAAATACTCAACGTCATCCTGATCCAATATTTTTAAAGGTACTGAACTTCTAAAGGTGAAAATCGGTGTCATTTTATCCTTTCCGTAAACAATTGATCCAGGTATTGAATAAGCGTTTTGAATTGTTGGCTCACCAGCGTATACTTTGCCCTTTAATTTTTTTTTAGGCTTTAATATTTTAGCCGCAACAACTCCGCCCAATAATAATAACAATATTGTTAAATAGCCTTTATTTTTCATTACATTTCATTTATTAAAGCATCAGGTAACATATCAATCGGGTGTAAATTACCGCCATTTGGTGGTGGCAAAATTGGAGTAACTGGCTTTTTCTTTTTAAAAATAAAATAAGCCGCTAAAATTACCGCCCCTATAATTAAT